ATGCCTCGCTACAGAGAACCTTTTACAATCTTTCCCAGAAAACTTCCTTCTGGGAAGACAGTTTATTATTTCCGCACCTACACTCCAGGAGGAGAACGTACAACTGCTCATTCTACTGGAAAAACTAATAAAACCCAGGCAAGAAACTATTGTGCTGACCTTTTGGCAAAAGGATTATTGTACTCGAATACAGGTATGACATTCGGAGTTTATGCAGACGGTTTCTTTGATGAAGATTCACAATGGTATGCAGATAAAGTACAGACAAGCAAGGGCAAGGAGCAGCCTGTCGCCATGAATACCTTAAGGAATTACCAATATAGTCTTAATAATCATTTATTGCCATTTTTCAGTCATTTCAAGCTGATGGATATAAAACCGTATGATATTAAAAATTTCAGAAATCATCTTCTGGAGAAAAATTTATCAAACTCATTAATCAACGTAAATTGTTGTGTTCTCAAAATTATATTTAATTACGCTACCGCGGACCGGCTTATGACTTCAAACCCGTTTGCATCTATTCAGGGAATGTATCAGAACGCCAGGGTTAGAACATCTTTTTCTGAAGAAGAATTAAAACAGATAGTAAACAGGCCGTGGAGAAAAAATGACCGCAAAATATTCGTTATTACCGCGGCAGTTACGGGTATGAGAATAAGCGAGATCTGTGCAATCCGCAAAGAAACTTTGTTTGATAATTATATAGATGTAAGAGACCAGAAGATAGAAGAATCTTTATTACCTGTAAAAGACGGAGAAAAACGGAAAATCAGAATCTGTAAAGAGTTACACGAGCTGCTTGCAGAATGCATTGATAAAACCGGCAATTTCGCTTTTAATGATTTCCAGAATACATACAGAAGAGCTTTCTATCTTAACCTGGGTATAGATAAAGAAGAACGAATAAAAAGAGGTTTGTCATTTCATTCTCTCAGACATTTTCTTAATACATATCTTCTTACAAACGGAATAAGTGAGATTAAGGTAAAAAGTATTCTCGGTCATTCCTCCGGTAAGGGAAGTATGACCGAGCGTTATGCGAACTTTCTGCCAGAACATTTTGATGATGTGGCAGAACTTCAGGAAAGATTACTTCTCTCCTTTTTGTAGGGCGATTTTGTAATAGTTTTTGATGTTCATAAAAATCATCTTTCGATCTTCCTCAGAAATTTTCATAAGCATCTCTTCCATTACTTTAATGTCGTGCGGCACCTCTTCTTCTTTTTCGCCTATCAATTCGAGAAGAGGTATCCCAAGAACCTTTGATATCGCTACCAAAGTTTCCACCTTAAGATAAGAATTTCTTGCCAGTGCCATTGTGAAAACAGTTTCGCTAAGGCCCACCCTTCTAAGTAATTCTGTCCTAGTTATCCCCATAACACTTAAACGTTCATCACAAATAGCGACTAATTGTTTAATAGTATTCATACCTATAATATACCACATTTTCCTAGAAAAGTTAACTATTTTTATTGACAACTTAACTTATGTTAGTTATTATATATACATAGACCTAACAAAAGTTAGTTTTAGAATAACATAGGTTAGGGAGACAGACTTTGCACCTATGCAAAAAATAGGAAGGGAATTACCGTAATTTACTGTCAGTTCGTTGCGACAGTCAGGCTTGTTAATCGAGAGTGGTCGATTGTGTGGAATATTATGAAAGACGATTACAAGATAGTTTATAGACCATTAAATAAAGCTCGTTGTGTAAAAATATTTTTCGCGGGTTTTTTATCTGGTTTTATCTTTACAATCGTTTTGATGAATATAATTTAGGAAGCGTGGCAGAGTGGTTTAATGCACTTACCTGGTGCACTAGGTAAGCAAGATCTCTAAAAAGAGGTGTTCGGGGGTTCGAATCCCACCGCTTCCAATAGGACGTTTTACCCTCCCACCGAACGTCCGATGGCATTTTACCGCCGCAATGCAGGGCGGCTCTGTCTGATATGCGTCGCAGAGAGACGGAGATATTCTGCAGCACAAGGATTTTATGAATATTATACTTACACAGCAGGATGCTGATTTTATTTTAAAATATATCCGCAGTGATCTGGAACAACTTGCGGAAGTCTCCTCTGAATTAGATGAAAAATACAAAAAACTTCAAAGTTCTTTCACAGACAGGCTCAAAAGCAATAAAGATGCTGTAACCATTATGGAAATAGCAAGAACTGCCGCTGAAGCTATGAGTGAAACCACAACAGAAATTAAGAACGACCTGGAAAAGTGTATTATGTTACTAACGGTCGGTAGTGAGGTGAAAGATGAAAACATTGCGTGAACTTACTACCGAATTACAGACCCTTTGTCACGAAGGGCATTCAGACTGTCCTGTTCTTACTTCAGTTTTAGAAGCTCATTACAAAATTGGTGAAGTTCGCGAAATGAACGTATATGACAAAGACGGAAAAGAAAGAAAATATTTCGTTCTTGACACAGAGGTTTTGAATGATTACTAAGCAGGAACTTTTGTTTGAAGAAGCTGAAGAAAGGTTTTTTATTATGTCAGCCGAGCCGGACGTTGATGATATAGCCGCCTGTAAATATATACAGAAAAAAATATGGTAGAGCAACTGCTATAAAGATTTGGGAGAAATGGTGTAAATGACAGAACACGAATTTATGCTTGCAGATAGAATTGCAAAGATACAGTCAATAAATAAATTACACGATCTTGAACACAACGCTTATATTTCATTTAGTGGCGGTAAGGATTCTACTGTTCTGCATTACCTCATAGATGAAGCACTTCCTGGAAATAACATTCCTAGAGTTTTTATTAATACCGGAATTGAATACAAATTATTGGTTAGGTTTGTTAAAGATCTTGCAGAAAAAGATTCTCGAATATTAATTCTAAATGTTGGAAAAAATATCAAAGAAACTCTTTTATCTGTTGGATATCCTTTCAAGAGTAAACAACATTCTCAGAGATTATGGTCTTGGAAACGAGGTCAAAGAAATACCTTTATTAATCAGTATTTTAGAAAAGAAGAGAGTTCGTGGAGGCAATGTCCTTATTCCTTAATGTATCAAATTTCCCCAGATTTTAAATTAAACATATCTGATAAATGTTGTTACGAATTTAAGAAAGAACCTGCCGCCAGATATATGAAGCAAAGTGGTAGAAAAATTACCATTACCGGAATGCTTAAAGAAGAAGGCGGACAACGAAGTAACTTAAGCTGTATCGTTACAACAAAAGAGGGTGCTATCAAAAAATTTCACCCAATGTCAATTGTCTCTAAAGAATGGGAAGACTGGTACATAACACACAAGAGTATCAAGTTGTGCCTGAAGCTCCTTAGAGAAAGGGCATCCTACACAACCACTTCTTTCGAAATTGTAAGGCGGATAATACAAAGGGCACAACTTGATACTCTTGAACAACTCATTCCAGATGAAAAGAAAAAAGCAGAATATCTATGGAAGCCTGTTTATGACGAATATCGCCGCATAGGCTATAGGCTTAGAAAAGATGATGGACAGCAAAGCTTGTTTCAGGAGTTGTAAAATGAGTAAAGGAAAAGCATACGCAAATAGAAAACCAGAATCTCAGAGGCCTGCAGGAGATCTTTACGAAACTCCAAGTCTTTGTGTTATTGAATTGATTAAAAGTGGAAAGTTTGTTCCTGCGGATGCCAGAATATACGACCCTTGCTGCGGTAAGTATGCAATAGGCAACATTCTAAGACAGTATGGATATGAAAACGTAAAAGAGAATGACATCATTTATGGCAATGATTTTCTCAAAGAAGACGATAAGCGTGAGTATGATGCTATCATTATGAATCCGCCCTTTAAGTTATTTGACTCTTTTGTTGAAAAAGCGAAAAAGAAAGCCTGGAAAGTTTATTGCATTGGAAAAATGAATTATTTTGGTGCTCATTCTCGCAATGTAAATGGCTTGTGGAACGGCTTAGAGTGGGTCTTACCATTTGATAGAATGATTGCTTTTGATAAGCCGGAAGTTAATGGAAAAGTTGAGTGTGGAATGATGGTAACAGGTTTCTTTGTTTGGAATTGTGAATATGAGGGATTACCTCAAATAAAAGTGATTGATGTTCAGAAATATATAAAACCGTCTACAAGGATAAGGAGTGAATAAATGAAACTTAAAAAAGCTGGGTATTACAGGGAGTTTGTTAGAAAGACTATCCCTCAATTCAATTTGATTATGTCTGCAGTTGCAAGTGAAATTGCAGATGCAACTGTAAATGGGTACACAATAACAACTATAGGTCTGAACGAGCTTATTCAGGTATATGACATTAATATTGCCGGAGATAAAATAAGCACTCTCAGAAATCTTATTGTTAAAGAACTTGATAAAAAAGGGTTTTCTTTCAGTTGCGAAGCTGGAGGAGTTTTGAAGGTATTCTGGTAATGACCTGTCTTGATTGTGCTAAATGTGTACCTGCTAAGTTGAGAACACAGATAAGAGATAAGGTTATTCTGGGAGTAGCTCAACTTTATGTATGTAAAGAAAAGAGAAGGTTTATCAGTAAAAAATATTTTGAGTTATTTCCAAGAAAATATCATTGCTTTGTAAAAAAGAAGAAATGATGAAAGAAATTAGAAGTGTTGTTATTCCTGTTGCCTGGACAGGAATAAGAGGTAATCAAAAAGAAGAATCTGACGCAGGTTATAAATTACTGCAAGATTTTATTAAAAACGGGTTTGTGGTTACACACGTTACTTCTTCTACTATAAATGGTGTAATGCACGTATATCACCTATTGGAAAGAGAGGTTGAGTAATGAGGTTTACTTATACAAAAGTTGAAGGATTTGAACCTGCTATTGTTGGTATTCGTCTTAATATGTCTAAAGACTTTAAGGACGCTGTTTCTAAAATAGATGGTAAAATGTGGGCTAATGCTGAACATACCGCAGGAGTCTTTATTATTGGCCCTGATGATATGCGTATATGCAAGACTCTTATCAATGCAGATAATTCACAAAAGGTGGCCGGAGAACCAAACAGTAAGTTCTTACAGATGATTGAAGTATGGGTTTGTGTAGAAGCCCCTCTTTGTTTCTGGAAAGAAGCTGATACTTACAGACATTCTGTAAAATCTTCAACCTCTACAATGCACCGCATTCAAAAATACGTTATTGATGAAACTTGTTTCGAACCTAAGCCAAATGGAAAACTTTCGAGTCTTATTGATATTAAGAAACTTGAAAAAACTCGTCAGAAGTACAATAAAACTCACGATAAAGATGTCTGGTATGACTTGATTTATGGACTTGGTGATTCCTGGCTGCAAACACGTATGTGGCATTTTAATTATGCAACTCTTCGTAATATATGTAAATGGAGAGAAAGCCATAAACAAAACTGCTGGTCTGGTAAGGATAATCAAGAAATGGAGAACTTTATTTCGTGGGCCAAGACATTACCATATGCTGACCAGTTAATTTTTGACAGCACAGAAGAATATTGTGTTGAAAAGGAATTAGAAAGACAACTTGGATGGTCTTCTGAATAAAAAAACACAAAGAGGAGAATTAATGCCAGTAAATTGGAAAGATTACCCACCAAACTGGAAACAAATTGCTTTCGAAAAGAAAGAAAGTGTGGGTTGGAAGTGTGAGAACTGCGGCAAACAATGCCGCAGACCAGGAGAGCCTTTTGACACTCACAAAAGAACTTTAACTGTCTCACATAAAGACCATAATCCTATGAACATTGCAGATGATAATTTACAGGCATATTGTGCTCCGTGTCATTTAAGATATGATGCGAAACATCATGCAGAAACAAGGAGGAATAAAACAAATGGCTAAACAGCGAAAATTAAAAAAATGTTTGAAGTGCGGAATTTATTTTGATGGCCCAAGCGAAATCTGTCCGGGTTGTGCACTGAGACAGAAAATACCGATTACAGGTTCTGTTCAGCCAGTTTCTGTCAGAAACGTTTCAGACGACGTATTTAATATTGACCCTACAGAACATTTTTGGAGTAAGCCAAAGGAAACATTTATAAAAAATGACAGCGGCAAACTTCAGTGGTCATTAATGCCGTTTGAGCAGCTTGAAGATGTAGTTCGTGTGCTTATGAACGGAGCGATGAAATATGAACGTGATAACTGGAAGAAGTGTGATGACATCAATCGCTATAAAGATTCTCTTATGCGTCACGTCACCGCCTACATCGAAGGTAATAAGTTTGATAACGGACCAGACGGTGATAACCTTCACCACCTTGCACACGCAATTTATAATTGTTTGTTTATTCTTTATTTTGATAAAGGAGATATTGAAGAATGGAATCGACAGTTGAACGAAAAGATGAGTGTGTAAAAGAAACTTGTCATCACGGTATACCAATGACAGACGAAGAATTGGCCGCCTACGAAGAAAGTTTCCAGGAAATTGAAGAATCAATAAATCTAGTTATGAAAAACGGGGAGGATTTGTAGTGCTTAAGTTTCGTCAATGGAGAGCAGTTCATTGTAACAAAAAACATATTGTTGTTTTTGGTGCCCGCCGCACAGGTAAAAGTTATACCTCGGAACGAGCTGCCCTTAAATATTTTAAAAGAGGAGATAATGTAATCTTTCTTGTAGATAACATACGGCACGGTCAATTTAGATTTAACTCATTGTGCAGTAATGTATCCAGAAAAAATGTAAAGCTCTTTCGCTTTAATTACCTCATTGAGTCGGTTAAAAGTAAGAATAGCATTAAATTTGTTCTCAACAATGAAGAGTTCGATAAACTTGTGTGGTTTTCTAATAAATACCGTTCAGAGCCAATAGTAATAGTTGCGGATGAAATATCAGACATTCCTACTTTGCTTCACCATATAACCTGTAACGTATATCGCTTCCACCTAGATATAAAGAAAATCTTTATTACAGGAACTCCTACTCCTACCAGTAGCAAGGAGTTTGTAGAAGCTGTTGATAATGAGGTAAAAGTGTTCACCTGGAAATGTAAAAACAAACTTATTAAGGAGCTGAGAAAATGAAAAAAGAAACAAAAGAACTTATTGAATATATGTATGACAAATTTGCAGACAGAATAGCAATAACACGTGGTCTGTCTGCGGAACAGCGAAAATCTGCGGAAGTATACAATACACAAAGAGATAAAATACAGAAATTTTTAAAATCTCTTCCAGAGATTGAAGAAAAGCTTTGTTTCGGCGGCTATATCCAGGATAGCTTTGAAAAACCGTGCTGTCACGGAGACAAGGTTATGTATAAAAACAAGGAGTACACTCTTCAATGGAGTCGACCATACAGCAGATTTTTTCTTAAGGCAGATAAATCCGTAAGAGATATATGGGATTTCGGACACCACGAAATCTTAAAAGTGGAGGATAACAATGAATAAAGAAGAATTAAAAGAAAAAGCTGAAGATTTGCTTGATAAAATAACAGACCCAGATATGGGGTGTTGTGAAGGTTATTGTTACGTCGAAGTTGTAGATGCTATGGTGCAGTTTGCAGAAGGCTTTGAGAAAGAACTTGAGAAAGAACGAAAGATCAACGAAGAAATCAAGGCTCGTTTTGTAAAGTGCAACACCTGCACAGACGAGATGAAAAGCAAATGCTTAATGTTCACAGAAAACCTCTGCGAAGGTGAACGTTGTGAAGAACTTGTAGACCTTATGTCACTTGTAGAAAAGAAAGACAGTGATGATAAAATTAAGCTTGCAAAAGATATAATTAAAAAACTTATATCAAATGCTCCAGACACTTACAGTGGTACTGACATTGAATTGCAGCAAAGCAAAATGTTCGCATTCCATAATGCCATAAACGAGGCTGAAGACTTTCTAAAGGAGTAAGTAATGGGAATGGGTAAAATTATTGGAATTATACTTGCTATACACTTTACTTTAGGTTTGATAACAGTTATCTGGACTAACGTCGTAGATTACAAGGAAAAAGGCAGATTTGACGGGGAAGATGTGTCAGCTTCGTTTTTTGTTCTTCTTATGGGAGTGGTTGGTTTTTTATTTTATGTAATATCGGGAATTGCTGAGTTTCTTGAAGAAAATAGGCCTCTGGAAAAGCTTTGTGAATTAATCGCCAATAAAATAAATAAGCTGATAGACAGGATATCAAAGAAAGATGTTACCGAATAATGTTTGCAACAATTGTGTCTGGTTTGTAAAAGAAAAGAACGGTGATTACTCACACAAAGAGGCCGTAAAACAGGGCGAGGGATTCTGTTTGGTCCAGAATCTTTTCTCTGATATACAGCCGGACGACTATGCCTGTGCGGATTTTGAGGAGGATAAATCGTAATGGAAAGATCTCATATCGCTGATGCTAGACTATACGCTTTGAGACCCTTGTTTGACAAAAAGAAACTTATACAAGCTGGTAGACGTATGGGAAAATCTACTACATCTATGTTTTCTTTAGCAAAAATAACATTGCCTCCAGAAAAATATGAAGAGTTCTGCAAAATGTATAAAGAAATATTAAAAGAGGAGGGGTTAAATTGATTTACGAAATAAGCCCGTTAGGTTTACTAAATACTTTATCTTATGAAGATAAAAAGTCGTTAGCACATACAATAAGAAACAAATCTCTTCCTAAAAGCTGTAAAAAGGCTTTATTTTCAAAATCAGACAAAACCTTAATGAAAGGTGCTTTTGAAGTAACTATGCTAAACAGAATGCTAGACATATTAGAACCAGAAAGAATAAACGAAATTCCAAATATCAATTTTGAGGTAAAATAATGATAATTAGACAGGAAGAAAACACACCAATAGGTAACTACTTTCACGACAACGGTATACTTAAAGTGTTTGATATGCTGCAGAATGAAGTAGACGAATTTGAAGTAGAAACAGAGAATATCAAAGCCTACTGTGACAATCTCATTACTTCCCTTAAAGGCTTAAAGTCAATTACAGAGAAAACTGAATCAGAATATGCCAAGAAAAAGGCTCAGAGAAACATAAAAGACAAGATTAATGCTTATAACTAACACTTAAAAGTAGTGTAAAAAATGTTTACAACACTAATAAAATGTGTTATTATTTAAAAGAGGTTATAAATGCGTTTTATTCACGTAGCAGACATACACGCTTCAAGAGAGCGTTTGCCGCAGACATTAAGTATTCTTGAAACTCTTACAGAAAGAGCAAAAGAAAAAGACATAGATTTTATTATTTTTGCCGGAGACTTCTGGGACTCAACCATAACTGCAACTAAAGGGAGTGGGTTCTCTGATATTATTACAGCTGTTCGTGAACTTGAAAAACATACTCAGTTATTATTTGTTTATGGAACGCCTACGCACGAACCTAATGGTTCGTTAGATGCTTTTAGGTCTGACAGAACCCTTGTTGCACGCTGGCCCGATACTGCATTTTCTGTAGGTTTTCAGACAGAGATTATCGCTATTCCAGAACCAAGAAGAAGTGATTATGTGGCTGCAAGCTCGTCTGATATAGACAAACTTATAAACAAAACAATTAAAGACTTTATAAAAAAGAATGAAAAGCTGAATGAAAAGTTATTCAAACATAGAATTGTAATCTATCACGGAGAAGCAAAAGGTGCTGTTTATCAGAATGGTGTGTCTGCTTCTTCACCAACTGCAATCTCAAAAGAACTTTTACAGTCATTAAATGCAGATTATTATGCTCTTGGTCACATTCATATGCCACAGGAAATATTTCCAAACGCGTGGTATCCAGGATCAGCCTGTCCTAAGAACTTTGGAGAAATACACGACGGACATTATAATCTTGTAACTATTGAAAATGACAAAACAGAAGTTGAACAAGTATCATTTGGACTTCCAACTTATGTAAATTATGACGTTGCCTCACTTGATTTTGCTCGAATTGTTGCTGATTTTACCAATAAAAATGTAAAAGTTCGTTTTGATTGTACAAAAGAAGAACGTAAAGCACTGAATATCAAAGAACTTGCAGATGATATAAAAGAACGTACTAATGCTCTGTCTGTGAAAATTGAGCCAAACGTGATTGAGTCTGATACAGTTCCTGTGAGCGAAGTTTCTAAACGTAAATCTATTGTTGAAAAAATGACCGAGTACGTAAAAGAGAAACAACTTAAGATGCCTAAATATGCAAAAGAACTATTGCAGGATATTGAAGATAATACTCTCACTAAACTTGCTTATCCGCAGCACTCTTTTGAACTGCTTTCTTTGTCACTTCGTGGTGCTATTGGAATCAGAGACGGTCAGCACAAAGAAGATTTTGAACTGAACTTTGAATCTATGGAAGACGGTGTGGTTTGTCTGGCGGGCCAAATTGGAAGAGGAAAATCTACATTGCTTGAAAACTGCCATCCATATCCTTGTATGCTTACGCGAGAGGGAACCTTAAAAGAACATTTTTATCTCAAAGACTCTCACCGTATTCTTATTTACAAAGACGAAAACGGACTGTTCTACAGAATATCCATTCTTATAGACGGAAAGACCGCGACCGGCAAGGTTTCTTATTTCGTGGAAACTTCTAAAGATAAAGAAAGCTGGAAATCATTTCCAGATGTAGACGGTTCTTTCGAAGCCTATAAGATCTGGGTAAACTCAACTTTTGGAAGTATTGATGTATTCTTACGCACTGCTTTCTTTGCAAAAGAGCAAACTAAGGGAACACCAGATATCTCTGTAACTACAAAAAGCGAACGAATGGAACTGCTTTCTAAACTTGCAGGTACTGAACATCTTAAAGAGGTGTCTGGAGTTGCAAAAGACAAAAGAAAAGAACTGGAAAAATCTGCTTCTAAGATCTCTGATGAAATCGAAGACTGTGAAGACCTAGAAGAAGATATTAAATCAAATGAGAAAGACATAAAAAAATGGAGTAAAGAGCTTTGGGAAACAAATCTGTCAATTACAAATCTTGAAACTGAGATTGCTGAACTCAGAATAAAGGATAACGAATATCAGAAAGCCAAGGCTCTTGCAGATGCAAATAAAGCTTTGTACGACCAGTATGAAAAGCAGTCTATAGAAAAGCAGAAGTCTTTTGAAGAATATACAGAGGTTTTGTCTTCTTATGACACTATAGAAAAGATTGCAGAGTTTAAAAAGCTGTCTGCAGAAAACAAAAAGAAAATACCAGAGTTTCAGAAGAAAATCAGAGACAAACGTACTGAAGTTGCAAAACAGACTGCAGAGCTTAATAAACTGCTTAAGGATAAAGAAAAGCAGCGTAAGGAATATAACCGTCTTGATACTCAGATAAAATTACTTGAACAGCAGATTGTTCCTGTTTCAGATGTATGTCCTACCTGCGGAGCCAAGTTATCTGACGAGAAATATAAAGAACTATCTCTTGTTGTAGAAGAAAATAAAAAGAAAGTTGACGAGCTTGTAAAAGAACGCTGTAAGTATATAGTAGAAGACGATGATAAAGACTGGAATATTGTTCCTGTAAAATCAGCCATTGATAAGCTTAATGACGAAATCAGCACACTTGATGTAGCACTCACAGATATTATTGACGGTGCAGAAGAAGCAGATGCTTTTGTAGAACGCTATTCAAATCTTGAAAAGTACTGCGGTATGTCTAAGAAAGAACTGGAAAAGAAGATAGACACACTGCGTTCTGAAAAACAGGAACTTGAAGATAAAATGAACGGTATTGTTTATGAAGATTCTGCTGAAGATGTATCTGAAGAACTTGCAGAAAAAGAGCAGATGCTTAAAGATAATACTGAAATGAAAAGCGAACTGTCAGCTTCAATCAAATCTGCAGAAAAAGAAAATGAAAAATACAGAAAAGAACTTAAGGCTGCAGAGAGTAAGCGAAAAGAACTCAAAGATATTGAAGCTAAAGTTTTGGCCTATAACTTTATCGAAGATGCTTTCAGTAACAATGGAATTCCTGCAATAGAACTTCGTGAATCAGCTCCAGAAATTTCAGATATCGCGAACAGAATCCTTAAAGAAAGTTTTGGTTCTAAGTTTGAAATCCGTTTTGGTTCTACCAATGAACTTAAGACAAATCGCAAGATAAACGAAGACTTTAATATTCTTGTTTATGATTCTGAGAATGATGACGAAAAGACCATAGATCTTGTTTCGTCCGGCGAGAAAATCTGGATTAAACAGGCTTTATTCTATGCTTTCTCTATTGTTCAGATGAACAGAACGGGTTTCAATTTCAGAACAAGACTTATTGATGAATCTGACGGTTCTTTGGATGGAGCATCAAGACCAAGATATATGAGTATGGTTGAATCTGCCCACAAATACGCGAACGCAAGAATTACAATACTTATATCTCATTCACAAGAAATCAAAGATATCGCTCAACAGATAATCGAAATATAGGAGGCTGTATGTTAGGTAAAGTACAGGACAGGGAAGAGGAGTTTATAAAATATTCTCAAAAACACTCTCTTGAGGCTACTGCAAAGCATTTTAACATTGGGTTGAATTATGCAAAAAGACTTAGAAAAAATCTTTGCGGAATATCTATCCCTGTAAAAACAAAAGCTCCTGATAAAAAAGAGTTTATTGAATATGCAAAAACACATACATATGACCAATGTGCAGAATATTTCAAAATAAGCAAACGCTCTGTTTATCTTTACAGACAAAAGTACGGCATTCATATCTATCGCAATAAAGACCAGGACTATTTTGTAAATAATCATAATATTAAAACAGAATTTCCAGAATTTGCAAAAGACCATACACTAAGAGAGTGTGCAGAACATTTCAAGGTTAGTGTATCTACAATCCGTACCTGGTGTTCTAAGTATAAAGTTACAGTAAAACCAAGGGCTAAAACATTAAGTGCCGTTGCACTAAAACTATATATTTTGCACAAAGACGATGACATCAGATATTTTACAAACCTGCAAGATGTCGCTTTTTTCTCTGGCTATACATACCCATATACCATAACACTCGTAAACCGAGATCGTGAAATAAATGGTTATAAAGTACAGATAGCAGATATAACAAGTTATAGAAATTACAAACAAAAAGGTAAAATCAAATGAGCGGCAAAAGAAACAAAACAATAAGAAAAATGCAAAGAATGTTAAAATACCTACCTCAAGACGAGGTAGGTAAGTGGGTCTGGTTGTTCAATAATTCAGACAATCCTAAAGAAGTTATGGCAGCTTTAGACCAGAGGTTAGCCTTTTTTAAAGACTGGAATAAGAAGCATCAAGCAACTTAGACTTCTGGAACGATATACTTCATCAGTTTATCAATATCTTCTGCAGTAATCTTGAGAACTTTCTCTGTAGGCGAGAAGAGAGGTATTTTTGGAATTGTCACCGGAAATGACTGATATTCTGATAATACACTCTTTAATATAGAAGAAAAGTGTGTAATATCATACATACCGTCTTCTTCTTTAATCAAAGACGACACCATTGGACTGTGAAGAAACTCGTCAGCAAGATCTCCGTTTTCCTTGAGAGAGTCTTTAGCCATAGCAAGCACAAACTTTGTATTGCGATCTCCCACCTGTGGAATCAAATCTGCTGCAATAAACTTCACTACAGCATTTACTAACTGGTCTTTTGAAATCATCATAGGTTAAACCTCCTTTTCTTCGCTAAGCATTTTAAGAAGTTCCTGACGTTTATTTTCGTGTTCTTCAAGTAAAGCCTTTTTGTCATCGTCGGCCCATTCATAATGTTTCTTTATGAGGATACCTGCGTGACGAAGCTCATCTTTTGCCATATCGCGAAAAGCAGTGTCTCCGGTTGTATGCCACTTTTCCATATAGGTCTCGGCACCTTCAAGCTCTTCTTCCACGTCATCATCGTCGCGAAGAGCTTTCATAAGATACCACATCTGACCTATAAAACTGGCTTTCATAAACTTCTTACTCCACGGGTCGTATTCTCTGAAATTGATTTCTGAAAGAGCTTCTTTGAAGTCTTTCTTAAGTTCTTTCATAGCCATTTTCATACGCTACCTCCCACAACAACACTTTCCGTAGATTTTAAGTATCTGAAAATGTTTAACAAAATTAAAATAGTCCGTCATAGTTACACTCTCCTAAATTTTCTTCCAAACACATTGATAATTTGAAAATGCAAAGGATCGTCTAACATTTGACACCTAATAACAATTCTACTTGTTAATGGAGATAATCTTAGATAATTACCATTTCCATTGAGAAGGTTGCCTGTAAGAGTTCCATTGGTTATTTCAATTTGCGTTCCATCTGTTCCGTCAGGAATTGCGGTTGCGAGAAGAATGTCAACAACCTCACCATTTGAAATTTCTGCTGTAGTTGGCAACGTTATAGTTGTAACACCAGCAGATACACTTACACTGTCTGCTCTGAAACGAGGTATACAAGGGTTAATTGTCATATTAAGCCTCTAAAAAAAAACGGGAGAGTGTTACCTCTCCCTAAATGTGTCACACTTATACAAGTGGAAATGTCACCTATTTAGGGAATATGTCTTTTAATTTTAAATAATCATCAACGGATATTTCTTTCCATCTAAAGCCAAAACGATGACCATATCCTCGTTTGCACACTCGATGTATTTGCGTACTATTCCCGAAATGATTAAAACTTCTTTCTGCATCATTTGCACTTTCATATACTGCAAGTATATTTCCGTCTTCATCAAGTCTTGCAACAGGCTTACTTGTTCCAATTCGCAGCTTACTATTTTTCCCTTGTAAGCCATTTTTATAAGAATGATTCACATTCTCTTTTGGGGTGGCCCATTCAAGATTTTCAACACGGTTATCAGTTTTAATCCCATTTATATGATTTACCTGTTCTTTTCCTTCTGGATTCTCTATAAAAGCCAGAGCAACAACTCTATGAGCCATTGTTTGAAAGCGTTTTTTATCTTTTGATAAAGTGACTTTCAAATACCCATCTTTATCAAAATGTTGCTGAACAAAAACAGGTTTTCTGTATATTTTCATTGGTTTCCCATGAATAATATTCATATAAGTTCTTCCAGTACATCTAATTAGACCTGTAGAACTTACCTCATATAAACCTTCATAACCAGGAACTTGTTTCCAAATATCCATTTTCTTTTCAATCTCCTTATTTTTCTTGGGTAAGTTCATAGTACCCCGAGAAAATCCAAAGATTAAAAAGTCACATCATGCCATAGTTGTCTCCAAAAAAATAGGGGAAATTTTCCGCTAATTGCTTCTAATTTCCCCTAATGTATATGTCAATGCCGACTGGCAGAAATAGTCACATTTAAGGAAAAAGTCAACGCATTTAAGCGTGAATAGTCAGATAGTTAGGCAGCATAAACTGGATAACCATAGCCACAGTTGCAGAACGGGCCTGGGCCTGCTCCGTAAGTGTAGGCAGTTGGGAACCGAACAACATTAGCCATTGCCTTGTCGAGTTCAAGCTGGTTCACCTTGCTCTGAAGAGCTTCGATTTTGTTCTGCGAAATAGCATCCAAAATCTTCTGTGTCTGAGCAGTAGTTGTAGCGTTGATTGCTGCAGTGTTCATAGCAGCGTCGAAGCGGTTCTGTGCAATACTTGCGTTGATACCAGCTCCTGTTTCTGCAATGAGCAATTTGTTAGAGCAACAACACTCATTCTGGTTGGCAATAGCCTGCTGAATAGAAGCGTTTACACCAGCAACATCACGAGCAAGTTCTGAGTACTTGTCTCCAAGGTTGTTGGCAAGGTCGTGGTAAACCTGATTAGAGGCAGCCACGCTCTGTGCAGTTCCGTTGTTTACAGCGGTCAGGATATCACGTGTCTGGCTTTGCAAATTCTGATTGTCAAAACCTCGGTTTACATCTGCCTGAATAGCATTTGCATTTCCATTGCCGTTACCACCAAGACCAAATCCACCATTACCCATTAAGAGAGCAAAGATAAGAAAGGCCCAGATAAAGCCACCGCCACAACCAAATCCATCTCCACCCATAATCATAGGTGTTCCTGAATCACTAACAGTCATAAGCGTTCTCCTTTAATTAAGATATTTATACGGCTGACAGCCGTGTATTTGTAGAAATCCTACAAATTATCAAAGTTTAATACCAAAATTACTTGCGAAACTTTTAAGGTCTACACCTTGCTGTTTTGCCAAGTTTATTGCGGTTTGTTTCATCTCAGCATCAGTTTTGCCAGAGGTCATTTCCATAGCTTTCTGGTAAGCCTGTGGATTCTCTTTCATCATTTGATTCATTCTGTTCTGCAACTGTTGGTTTAGGAAACGAGAGGGGTTGCTGAACGCTTGCATTGCTTGAAATGGATTTATCATATTTGCCTCCAAGATATTTTTCTATATTTGTAAGTCTTGTGTTGATCTGTTCAATCGGGTCTTTTGGAACAGCCTGTTCTTCTATTGAATAACAGATGAACTGAGGTCTGCCGTCATTACCTAAATTCTTCATATAAATTTTTCCAGAACTTGTGTCTAAAAAAATGTTAGTAGCAAGAGGGTCAATCATAGCAGCTCTTGCTTCTTCTATACTTGTAACAAAATAAGTTTTGATTTGAGGTTGCTGAGGCATTGGTGGAAATTGAGGTTGGTACATCGCAGTCTGTGCGTTGCGTAAATAAAAATCATTTACTGGATTAACATACGGATTCATAACGTTTCTCCTTTATGAATGTATGTTAGCACTGATGAGAAAATAAATGTTCTTGAAATCTTATCGAAAAACTATCAGATTACTTTACAAATCTTACATCTGATTTCATTCAACTCATTATTCACTACAGATTGACTGCAGTTTAATGTATCTGCGATAAATCCAATGTTCATATCTTTGATATAGAAGTACTCGAATATTCGAGTCTGACGTTCTGACAAAATCATCTTTCCGAGCAGGTCGTTTACATCTGCTCTTGTGGCTGTCTTAAAGTAGTTGTTGATTTCTTTGATACCCATAGTAATCCCCTTAGTATAACTGTAGAGGAAACTTACTACGGAATCTACTTGAATTGATTTGAATCGTAGTTTGAATTAAAAAGGACTGCTCTGTGACACAGAAACAGTCCAGTTTCTCTTTACAAAAAATTGTTTGGAGTAATTAAATTATAAACGTAGTTACGAATAAACGCAATTATTTATTCAAAATCAATCTTCTGGTAAAACTCAACTTCTTCCTCTCTACCGTCTGCATAGGTTATTTTTTCTACACACTTTTTATAAACTAATTCTTCTCCAACTTTATCTAAAAGATACTCTACTATTTTCTTATGCTGTTCGGAAGATTTTAATTGCGGATATACAGAAACATACAAAGCTTCTTTGAAATATTCTAACGGCATTATTGTAAGCATATAATCTAAGGCATCATAAATGTTCTTTACTAACGGTACGAAAGACATAACGTGATAGCAGGTATCCATAAAAGACTTTTTGAAGAAATCCTCATCTCCGATAACCTCTCTTAAAACCTCCGCCATTTCTTTGTAACCTGTTGTAATTTCGTTTAAGTTATCTTCAGAAAAAGAGTCCTGTCTATTGGAAAGACCGAGATTATGCTGATAAATTATCTTATCAACTATTCTTACCGACATAGCGTGCCGCAAAGCTTCGTAGCACCAGATTACGTCTTCGTTTGTTACAATTTTCAAATCACGATACTTGTTTATAAAATCTTCAGCAAACAAACTTTTCTTTATAAACTTGTTCCAAAGAACAGGTTTTATAATTACACTCGTATTATAAGAAAATATATCTTGTGTAATTAAATCTTCTTTAATATGAATATCACCTACACGATGAGTCGAATAAGAAAAAGCAATTATATCTTCTGTCCAGTCAAAGCTGTCTATTTCTCTTATATCATCATCTCCGTCTACGAACCATATGTAATCACCTTTTGACAGTTCTATAATTTTAGCTCTGGCTGAAAACTGATATGCGTTATAGCCAAAAGAATAAGTCGGAGTCCAGGAAGTTTCTTCTGCAGCAAACCGTTCTCTATTGTCAATGATAATAACTTCGTGTTCTATTTTTACTTTTTCATTGATCTGTTTAAGAAGATTTTCACAAAGTTTATAATCTTTATCGCAAACTGTTATTCCTATTGAAAGCAATTATTTCTCCTTAAAGTCTATTATAATAGGAGAAAAATGATAATATAAAATTTAATCTTCGTGTTTCCTAAACCACTCAATTTCTCTATAGGTCGGATGTCCGTGTCTGACGTTCTGACAGAATAATCTTGGAGAGTAAATCATTTACGTCTGCTCGTGTTGCGGTCTTAAAATATTTATTTATTTCTTTTATTCCCATACAATTCCCCTAGCGTAACGCTAAAAGAAAACTGATACGGAATCAACTTGAATTGACTTGAATCGTATCTTGAAATTAAAAAGGACTGCCCTGTAACGCAGAAACAGTCCTATCCTCTTTTTACAAAAAGCGGAGTAATTTAATTATAAACTCACTTATGTGTGAACGCAAATAATATTTTATGGCGATAAAAACATTACTGCAAGTTTTCCACTTAAAAATACATCACCATAAACCCTGCTCGGAGGAATAGATAACTTTGTTGTATCATTATGATTTCTGAAATATAAATAATCATCAACAGCACTTATACTAGTTATACAGTTATTACTAGAAGAACTAGAACTGCCATAATATCCTATACACGCAACAGAATATGGAGTGCTTAACCACGGTTTAATTGTATCATAAACATATCGAGTATCCGTATAGTTTGGAAACTCAAAATATTTCCAAGGTTGAGACTGTCCCGATATTTTTAATAAACCGTTATCATTATATACTTGTCCTTCTTCCATAGGATTTTCATTTGGCAAAACTCCATATTTTATTTTTGCAACATCAGAAACAATGCTAAACAAATCTAACATTATCAGTCCCGATAATGTAACATTCTGCCAATCATAATCTTGTTCTGTTGAACCGTAATTGATAATTGATACCCAATAACCATTTGTTGTATGAACTCTAAATCGACAATAACGATTTGGTTGTTCGGCAGACCTGTATGGAACTTTACCTTGAAATGCAATATCTATTTGGTCGCAATCGTTACTGATTATTCCTGCTCTATAAACATATAAAGTTTTATCTGTAAGAGTTAAGTTTGCACTTCCGCTATAACTATTAAACCCTAAATTGAACATAGCATTTAATATATATGGCATCTCACCGCACTTCATATCTGTTTTTTCTTTTCTAAACAAACTTATTGTTGCTTGAGCAAGCCTTTCAACACTAAAAGTACCATTCTTAATTGACCCTTTGAAATCGCCACTATTTACGGTTATATCATTAAACGTACCTTGGCTAAACGTTCCGCCTTGAGCGTGTATATCTACGAAATCACTTTTACCAAAAGAATCTAAAGCCCAACCTGTTGTTCCGTTTTGTGTGATTGCTCCTGTTGTCTGATTAAAACTTCCATTCCAATTTTCAGACTTAAACAATCCACCTTCTTGCATTGTAAGAAACTTTGAAAAGAGTGCTTCTATAAAAGCGGTGTTGGCAATAAGCAAATCAAAAACTTGTCCGCAACATTTAGGCAGTGTTACATTATTGGCAGAGTAAACTTTTGCCATAGCAACAAGTCCCATCATAGCCATATTCTGACATTTCTGTAACAACATAGGTAAACTGTTTGTTGTCCCTGCACTTCCTGTATAACCTACTGTCTCCCAACTATAACCATTACAGATTTGTAAACATTGGTTAGAATCACTTGCCCCTGTTCCTGTTGTTCCCGAATGTCCACGTTTAAGAACAAGAGTTCCTGTTTCGGCTGTTGTCGAGGAGGAACTTTCTCTTGTAAAAGTTGTGTTGTTATTAAGAACATAATATCTTGATGTATAATAATTATTTTGTGTTGTTCCAACTATTCCAAGATAAGTTATACTGTTTAACAGTTGTCCTGCTTCATAATTTCCATTTACAGGGTCTATTTCCTCTATTTGTTTATCTACTGTCCCTGTAGACCTTATTTTCCCGATAAGAATATGTTTATACAAATCATATCCTGTAGTAGTAGCACCAACGTATAAAGGAGTATTTGTTAATACGCTTAACCACTTATTATCCGCAAAATTGTAATAAACATTAACAATATCTGCACTAGCCCAATAAGAAGTATTAGTCGGTAAAATACTGTTTGACGAAGTGTGTGCCACGTGACAAATATACCTACTGTTATTATATGCTACGAGAGAACCTGCTATATATGATTTCCCACTACTCCACGAAGTAGGAGTTGTATCCATATAAGCAACATAACAATTTACTCTTTTTCCACTTGCAGGGGTTGAATTGTCCCAAGTTCTGACATAATTACTGCTATCTCTCGAAGGAGTAAGAGTTGCTCCATTATACTGTATGTAAGGTTGTGCAGTATTTGAATATGTATTATCAGATGCAAGCCCTCGGCAATAAGTATAACCACCTTCGTAATGCAGTTTATACCCTTTGCTAGAAACACCCTGTGTACCTTGTGCACCTCTTATACTAGTTCTTGCCCCTGTATAAACATAAGTTCCATCGTTATAACCAACAGGATAGTGATAATATGAATACTCAAGAACATCACCGACTAGGATTTTATCTGCACCCGATTCACTTAAAACGGTAGACAAAGCAATTCTATATGACGGTGTAAAACTTTCAACTGTTGTTGTGTATGCTGTTGGAGCAGTTGTAATTTTATACATACCTGTTCCACGTTCTCCAACAGCACCGTCTCGAAAAATCTTAACACTTGCTTCGTCTACATAATCAGAAGAACTGTTTGACTTACATAATCTGAATGATGTATCAGCAGTTACGTTAAGACTTAATTGTTTGTAAGCAGTTCCGTTTTTGAACTGCCCTAAACTTGTCCAACTGCTTTCTGTTGAATAAAACAAATAACCGTCTATCCATTGAGCAACACTTTCTCCTGTGATTTTCTGTGCATCAAACTTTACAGTTGTACTTGTCTTTACGCAATATGCTTCTGCTATGAGCCTGTAAGAAGAACCGTCTGCTCCTGCTTTTGATTTTGCAAAGGATTGTACAATCTGTATTGTTTCGGCTGTGCTTGCATTATTTCCAATAAACTGAATTGTAAAAGTTCGTTTAGCACTATCAGCCGATATACCTGTGAGAACCCCGATTGAAGCACCTTTATCACTAATTGTATAATTGTCCTTAGTTGTAGCAGAAGTACAATTTGTCATTGTAATAGCAGTAATTTTCCACTTGCCTGCTGTAAGAGTTGTTCCTGTTGATACACAGGTTAGTTTAGATTCACCTTCCAAAAGATAAATAATATCGTCTGTGCCAACATAACTTAGAGCAGAACCGCCTGCATCTGTTGGTATCTGATGATAAGAGTTGCTTTGAGAGATAGACAATGCACTTGCAGTTGCTTTGTTCTGAACGTCTATTGCAGTACTTAATGCTTCGTAAGCAGTTCTGTAAGCATTAAACAGATTATCTATTGCACCTGCTGAAATTTTAGTTTGAACAGACATATTAGCAAGATTTGCTGTTGTCCAAAGTCCTGCTCTCAAGGATTCCGTTGCATCTACGTAATCTTTACCCTGTGCAACATCAAGAGAAACACCTGCTGTTGTCGCTCGAAGTAACATCTTCTGGTATTCACCGCTTTGACCTGTACTGTTCTTTGTGATCGCAGTTTCGTTCAAGACCTTGTATATATCAATCCACTTCTGATAAAGCATTTCTTTTTCTGTCGGTGTAATAACTCCATCATCGTCTATTCCGTCTACCTGATAATCTGTCAGCGTGTAATACTTCGGTGTATTTGCCTTATTAAGATACAGTGCTTGTACTTCTGTATCTGATAAGGCTCGGTCGAAGAGTTGGAAGTCATCAAAATCTGCTTTTGAATAAGCATAACCCCCCTCAGAATCTCTGCGTCTGCCAATCTGAAAGTTTTGTCTGTTTTTGGTGTTTTCAGCCCAAACATCAATCTTGTAATTAAGTAACGGTATTGATACACCATTCACACATAATTTAGTTGATGTTCCGTTTAAGATACAAGCAACAAAGATGTTGCCTTCAAGTTGAGTAAAATCAAATGTAGTATTATTAAATCTATATAAATCACTTCCAATACGTACATCTATAATAATTTTATTTTTGGAACTTGGATTAAATGTAATATACAAAGTAGAAATTGAAAAGGTTATCCAATTGTTAATCAAATATAAACCTGTACTTCTATCCCAATTTCTAATCCAACAAGATACAGAGAAAATCTGTTTATCCCAAGGTGTCCAAGGCAAATTACCGTCAATGTATCCGTTGCCTAATAACCTTACCCCTTTTCCACTTACTCCCTGTACTGCAATTCCACCGTTATTAGTTGCGTTGTTCTGTCCATTAGCATTGTCTATGACAGGAGTAGAATAAGAACCGTCACCGATGTAGACATATTCAAGTTCCCATTCTGTTTCTTCATCAGTAGTAGAGGCAATAATAAATGATGAAGTTACATATTGAGAAACAACCCAAGTACCAACGCCTTTAATATTACTAAATAGACCAATCAAAACAGTACCTTTTATGACTTTAACTCTTACAATGGCAATTTTTGAAGAAGCAACATTGTTTCTAAGATAAATACCTCCATGTCTTACGGTTGATATACAGTGCAAGTTACCATTTACATTACTTACTGTTTGAATTACATTTCCATTACAATATTCAGTTGAATTTCTGTAAGTATCTCCATACTCTCGTCTTATATCTGCTGTTCCGTCTGGATAGTCTGGTATTTCGTCAAAGGAATAGTGAAGAACTGCGTCTGTGGGTATATTGGTTTCTTGACACACCCAAGCGTTGTTTGTCCATAGATATATCTGTCCTTGCCATATACCAACTTGTCCTTCGTAAGTACCACTTGGAGTAGTTGCTGAGGTCATAGCGATTGCGTTGGCACCGTCTTGTCCATCTTCAACAACAGAAACAATATCCTGGTCAAGAAGATTTGTAATATCTCCTGCTATATACAAAGAACATCTAAAAAGTTTTGCTGTAGTATAACTACTTATGTCTAATTGCTTTGAAGCTTCGTCGCTCGAAGATGTATAGATAGCAGTCCATTGACTTGAAGTCGGATTTTGTACCGTAGCATATTCTATCTTAAATCTTCCTGAGTATGCAGAAGGAGCTGATGTTCCTGTCTGATATTTTGCAGTAAGATTCAATGATTGAGGAGTAAAAGTTCCGTTTTTATCTTTTTTAATTGAAGCAACATCCTCAATAAGCCAATAGCTGCTAGAATCACTGCCATCTGCATAAGATACAAAAGCAGTACAAATCAACTGTGCTTTTGTATTATCAGAATAAATCATTACCTTGTGTTTATCAGCATTGGTTACAGCGGCAATTGTAAAACTGCCGCTTGTCACAACACCTTCTGCTCCTTGGGTTGTAGGTTGAGTTCCTTGTGTTCCATAGTAATCTACATAATAGAAATTGTCAGTTGATGCAACTCCGTCTTTATAAATAGTTCCTGTTACAGCAGAACCAATTGCCGACATTGTAAGTAAACAAGAATAAGATATAAGCGAAAGATTTCCTATTGTTTTGTAAATTGGCAGCAAAGTATCATTCTGTTCCTTAAGTGTAGTTGGAACTTCACTAAGAGGTACAGGTTGTGCCATAACCTGAGGAGGAGTTATGTAACTCTGGAAAGTAGGCAAAGCCTTTCCATAATTATAGAAGCTCTCGTCATAAGGAATGAGAGTCTCTGTAAACTTGCCGCCGGCTTCTGGCTTAATTTTAGAAATTCTGTATGGAGCCGAAATCTTTTCAATAAGGCCCATCATAGCTATGTCGCCGGTCTTAAAGTTATATTTAACATCAGTCTTCGCAGAGTAATCTTCAGAAGTATCTCTTGGAATTCCGTACTGATCTCCGATTACTTTACCGAACAGCACGATATTTGTAAGTCCTTTCTGAAGAGTATAATTTGCCATAATAGCTTTGTAGTAAACGTGTCCAGAAACTACAGTTGTATCTGTTGTAAGAACATACTGTTCTCCGTTTTTTACATACCAGCCCTCTGCCTGAGGATTCTCAGTTCCAACTGGATAAACCTGTTCATAATCCAATGGAACAGACTGTGTTCTTGGTGAAGATAATGGAAGTGTAACTGCGTTTGATTTACCCATATAAGACGGTTGGATAATTGTTACACCCTGATTAGAGTTTACGTTATTTGAATCAAGCTCTGCGGTATACTCATAATCAGAATCCATAACAAAACCATAAATAGTTCCGTTATTCTCGATTACTTCCTGAATACGTCCTGATACATCACCGATTAAAAGTTCATCACTCTGAACTAAAACAACATCTCCAAGAGAGTAAATAATTCCGTTTGGCCCGATTTTTCTCGTAAGTATCTCTTTGTTCTGAACACGGCTTGCAAGTGTATATCTTGCTAAAGATGTTACCTGTACATTGTTTGTAACATAATCCATACTAAGCTGTTCAACAGAACCGTGGTATCTTTTGGCAGAGTTACCGTCTGTCCATACATAGAATGAGTTATTTTCAAAGCCGTCGTTTTCATCGTGGAATGTGATGAAAAGTCCTGCCGGTGGTTCTTCATAATTAAATGAGTTACTTGAAGATATACAGTTCTGAGCATTGATAGCACCCTTTGTATAATCTACAGGTGCATCCATAATAAACTTTACCTGACCTGCTTCATCAATTACCCACGCTGCTCGACCACAGAATGCAAGTTTCTGGAGTAAATCTTCAATCTTTATTCCCTGATAAATATATGCGTTTGCTTCGTATCTTACAGGTATTAAATCACCTTCATTATAGTGATGTCCGTTATAATCCATGGCAACAGGTGCTTTTGTTCCATCTTCTACGGCTGCACTTTTTTCAGCCCAGTCGCTGAATGCCACTATGTTTAAGTCTTCAAGACCTATAGCCTCTGGTCCAGACTGTTCACCAAACAAGGCAAGAAGGGCACCAGAAGAGGCTGAGTTGTTATTAAACTTCTTTGCTCTGTCTGGAAGATACCAGCACAAAGTGTCGTTATGTAAAACAGGGTCGTCATAAACTTCGTTCTTAATCAAAGCAGGGAAGTTAGAACCGGCTTTTTCCATATACCAGTTAAACCCGTCGTGTCTTGCATCTTCGTACTGTTGTCTTGCATCTGGGCCTGTAAGCTCTCTTTCATAAGCAGTATTTGTTCTGTTCGTTCGGATATCTGTGTTTCCCTCAAAATATCCGTAATACTTTCTTACCTTTGTAATTCCCTCTGGAAGAATCTTCTTGCTTTCGCTATCCCAGATAGGTGAGAAGCTTTCTGCAGTACAGGTAATGCTCTCCATATTATTCTGAAGGTATCCTGACTGGTCAGCCTTTGCCTTGATTGCTACAAGACAGAGTTTTCTCAAGTCCTTTTCTGAAAGTACGCGTACAGGCTTAAGTTCATCATCATTTCTCAAGGCTTCCATATCAAAAGTCTTAACAACAGTTGTCAAAACTTTTACGTGATCTGAGTAAGAATATGGCCCGATATTAGAACTTGAATTCGAGGCTGTCTGATTCAGATAGTTAGGAGAAACTCTCAAAACTCTTATTTCAATAATTCTTGCTGGGTTTGTATCAGCGAGCACCTGCTGGCACTGTTCTTTTGTAAGAGTAACAGTTGCAGATACGCGGAATTCTGATACACCGTCATTTCCGGCATAATACTGGAAGTTCTGTAACTCTTTTCCTCTGAATCCCTGGTACAAATCATCAAGAGAAAGATGGCTGAAGTTATTTCCTCTGTGCCGTGCCTTATCTTCTTCCTGTTCTGAAAGTCCAAAAATCTTATTTACATTCGGACCAAAATCAATTATGTTCCAGTCGTCATAATCACTTCCTTTAGGGTCAGAACTCTTTTTAGTGTTATCATAAATACGCCATTGAATACACATCCACAGAGGTATCTTTGCATATTTGGTTTCAGTACTGTCATCTGAAGTTTGAGTATATGTAGCATAAAGTCCAGAAGGGAAGTCGAGGTTGATTGTAAACTGTCTAGGACAAGCTTCTGAAAGAATTACTGTATTTGTCCTGAACTGGTTAGGAAACGAGTTTCCCTTATAAACTACCTGAGCTTGTTCGTCTAAGTTTATGTCTGATAAAAAGAAAATGTTTGCATCACTTACAGACTCTTTTGTTACTTCAGTATAAATAGAACCATATCCGATACTGTCTCTGTTGAAATAATATTCTTCCTGGTCGTTATGAAGTGCCTGTGCATAAGTTTCGGCCTGCTGCACAGAATCACTTCCTGTAAATGTTGCAAGTAAGTTATATGGATGAGCTTCTACTGCAACTTCATCTTGTAATTCAATATTCTTAGAACCGCTTCCGTTTATGTCAAAGTGAGCAGAAGTCCATTCATCTATCTTAAGACGGCAAGTTGTTCCCGGCCATCTTGGTGTTCCGCTTAAAGAGACAGATACGCCTCCGGCAGGAAGTGTAAGAACTGTCATCCAGTTACCATTAAATTGAGCCTGAAGTTCAACAATATTTTCTATCCCTTGGGTCAAGGTCAAAGAAAGACTGTTAATTACATATGGGTCTTTATATGGCTCTGGGTTTGAGCTTGTGTTATAAGCAATCCTTGCTGTGTTTATTGAAGTTCCTGAAGCCAGACAATCTTCTGCAAAAGACTCTAATTCAGAAGGAGTCAAAACTGTACCGTCTGGATTAATAGGAGTCATTAAAACTGTAACAGAATTGTCCTGGTTAGAATATGAACTTGAATAAACAGTACTGATTTCTCCGCTTGGAACATTCCAGCCTGCAGCGTTCATTGTTTCTGACGAAACTAATGGTCTTTGAGATAAATCTATCTTTGTTCTGTCCTGGAAATACGGGTCGATAAATTTAATTTCTGCATTATCCGGTTGCTGAATGATTTCTACTTCTATATCATTCTTGCTCCAGTAATCTACGATATCACCTGAATCGGCTGCATGACCTGTCTGTGAATATCCCTTGAGAAGACCTGCTATCATTGTGTTCTTTGTGATAGAACCGTGACTCTGGTTATAAGCAAGCATAAAATCGCCTAACTTAAAATCAGTCAACTTAAGAGGACCGTAACCTACACAGAGAAGTTCTCTTATATACGCATTCTCTCCACGTTCTCCCTCATACTCTGTATATGGGTCTCCGATAATGAACGGAGTTACAAGATGCTTACCAATTACGAAGGGAAAGTTGTTTCCAAGTAAACTTTGATTTGAACATCCTCTTACATCTGGTAACTGCTGTCCTTCTTT